CTATCTTAAATGCACTGGCGGCGGTCAAGCCTGTACGGTCACACTGGCACCTAACACTGTGTCTAAGGTTTGGATGATTGAAAACGCTACTAGCGCAACGTTAACTTTCTCTCAAGGATCAGGGGCCAACGTTGCAGTAGCCGCTGGCGAAGTGAAAATGATTGCAACGGATGGTCAGGGTTCCGCCGCCGTTGTTTATGATTTGCTGACAGATGCTAATCTAGCAGGGACCACGGCTGTTGCTGCGTTGAAACTAGGTGGAACGGCTGTAACTGCTACAGCAGACGAATTAAATTATAGTGATACAGGGGCGTCTGTAGGCACTGTGGTTGCAAGTAAAGTCGTGACAGTAGATGCCGACAAAGATGTGTCTAGCTTTAGAAACATAACACTAACTGGAGAGTTAGATGCAGGTTCTTTAGATATAAGTGGTGATGCAGATATTGATGGCACGTTAGAGACAGACGCTTTTTCCATAGCTGGCACTACTGTCTCTGCGACAGCGGCGGAGTTAAATTACAATGACACGGGCGCTGCGGTTGGCACGGTTGTAGCTAGTAAAACGGTTACGGCTGATGCTAACAAGGATGTGGCAAGCCTGCGTAATCTGACGCTTACAGGTGAGTTAGACGCAGCAACTTTAGATATATCGGGTGCGGGTGATGTAGCAGGAGCGTTGACCAACAACTCCGCAGCGGTAAAAGTCGCGGGTGTAGAGACTATTTACGTTCCAGCGGGTGCAATGGCTCCCAACACTACGAACGGTTGTTCAGGTTTAGATCAGGTGGAACTGTCAAACGGCCCTGAACTTAGGGTGTTAGACTTTGACGCAAGTTCTGATGAGAACGCGCAGTTTACCGTTTGCTTTCCCAAGTCTTGGAACGAGGGAACTATTACGTTTCAAGCGTTTTGGACAGTAACAGGTACAAATACTGGCACCGTAGCTTGGGGTTTATCGGGCGTCTCTATAGCTGATGACGTTTCTATTAACACGGCGTTTGGAACTAACGTTGTAGCTACGGCGAAAGCCTTTAGCGGAACGTCTAACGACATGACTGTTTCTGCGGTAAGCGGAGCGGTTACTGTTGCTAGTGCGGCGGTAGATACGCAGACATACTTTCAGATTATGCGGGACGTATCGGCAGACGATCAAACAGGAGATGCTAGGCTTTTAGGGATAAAACTGTTTTACACGACAGACGCAAAGAATGATGCCTAATGACTTCTTTTGGATATGACATACTAGGGTTTGGCGTGGGTGGAAGCGGCACAGTTACGCTGACTTCTACGGCGTTAATAAACAGCCTTAGTAATAGAAGTGATGTTACGACTTCTAGTTTTATATTGACCAACGGCACGTTAATTATACCTGCCGACTTCTGGCTATGGGCCAGTGATAGAGGGACGGCGGCGTTAATTGTAGACACACCTAACGCAACAATAGAAAACTCTGGAAACATTGTAGGTAGGGGCGGTAGTTCTGGGTCAACGGGTGGAGACGCTATTAGTATAACCGCTTCAGGGGTTACAATTATTAACAACTCTGGCGCGTTTATTGCGGGTGGTGGTGGTTCTGGGGCGGTGGGTCGAAACGGTGGACCGGGAAGTGGCGCTGGCGGTGGTGGTCAAACTGGAACACCAACGCTAGGCGCTGCGGGTGCTAATGGTGCAAACGGCCCTGACGGTGTTGGCTTTGGCTACGGGGGCGGTGCGGGTGGGGGCAGTGCGTCAGTTACTTTCTCTGGTGGCGCTGGTGGCGGTCAAGGCGGATATATTCTCCCCGGAACGTACGGGTTGGGCGGTTCAGGCGGCGTTACGGCAGGTGTTTCTGGTGGTGCCAATAACGGTCCGGGTTCTCCCGGAAACCGTGGCGGTGATGACTCTGCTGGACCTTTAGATTCTTCTGGCGGCGGTGGCGGCTGGGGCGCTTCGGGCGGCGCTCGCGGAACAAACAGAAGTGGTACTGGCCCCGCAGGCGGCAAGGGAATTGAATCCAACAGCAATAGTTTTACACTGACGAACAACGGTACTATTTACGGGTCACAATCGTGAGGGTGTTATGCCACTAGCAAAGTTAAAGTTTAAACCCGGAATTAACAAAGAAACTACGCCGTATTCTGAAGAAAACGGCTGGGTAGATTGTGACAAAGTGCGGTTTCGGTTTGGGTTTCCTGAGAAACTTAACGGTTGGGAAAAAAACACCAACAACGCTTTCTTAGGAATATGCCGTGGAATGCATGAGTTTGTAGCATTGAGCGGCGAAAAGTTTTTGGGCCTTGGGTCAGAATTAAAGTTCTACATTAAAGAGGGGGCTGATTTTAAAGACATTACTCCGGTCAGACAGACAACATCTGCGGGAGACGTAACCTTTTCTGCTACAAACGGCTCGTCTGTTATTACAGTAGCTGACCCCAATCATGGTTGTGTGGCTAATGACTTTGTTACGTTCTCTGGTGCGGCTTCTTTGGGTGGGAACGTGACGGCTAATGTCCTTAACCAAGAGTATCAGGTCACAGAAGTTGTGGATGGAAACACATACAAGATATCTGCAAGGACCGTTAGTACCATAGACAGTGTTACTGTTTCTGGTGGTATAAGCGTCACTGCCGTTACAGCCAACGCTAGTGATACGGGTAACGGTGGTACTAGTGTTGTAGGAACCTATCAAATTGGTACGGGTCTTAATAGCTCAGTGTTTGGTACTGGTTGGGGCGCGGGAGTTTGGGGTGGCACAACTACGGGCGCTCTTACTACAACGGTAAACGAGGGCGGTACACTTTCTGCTAGTGACACAACCATCACCGTGGCTAACACTACGGGTATTGTAGCCAGTGACATTGTTCTTATAGATGACGAACTTATTCTGGTGGGCGGCATAAGCTCTAACGATTTAACAGGCTGTACTAGAGGACATAAAGGCACCACTGCCGCTACTCATGCGGATGTTTCTGCCGTTAGACTTGCAACAGGCAACGCGCTTACAGCAGATGATTTTTCTGGCTGGGGGTTGGCCCTCGTATCTGGAACAATTACGCCCTCTGCAAACCTACGCATCTGGACACAAGACAACTTTGGCGAAGACCTGTTATTAAATGAAAGAAACGGCAGGATTTATTATTGGGACAAAACAAATGGTGTAGGTACACGAGCCAAGTTACTAACAGACAGCGCCTTGAGCCTTGGCACACGGACCTCGGTTCCTACTATAGCCACACAGGTTCTTTTGTCTGACAGAGACAGGCATGTAATTGCATTTGGCGCGGATGGTCTTGGTCTTACGTCCTCTTCAACTGATGGTAGCGGCATTCAAGACCCGTTGCTAATACGGTTTAGCAGTCAGGAAAATCCTGTCGATTGGTATCCTACCTCTACCAATACAGCGGGTGATTTGCGTATAAGCTCTGGCTCCAAGATTATTCAAGCTCTTGAAACTCGGCAACAGATACTGGTGTTTACAGACGTTTCTATTCACGCAATGCAGTTCCTTGGACCGCCGTTCACCTTTGGTATAAACTTAATCTCTGAAAACATTACCATCGCTAGTCCCAAGGCTGCGGTTGCGGTAGACGATGCAGTATTTTGGATGGGATCGGCAGAGTTCTATGCGTTTACTGGTGCGGTTCAAAGAATACCCTGCACTGTTAGGGACTATGTATTTAACGACATAAACACGTCTCAGTCTGACAAGATTGTTTCGGGAGCCAACGTGTCTTTTTCAGAGGTGTGGTGGTTTTATCCATCTGCGGACTCAACCGAGAACGACAGGTATGTAGTTTACAATTACCTTGAGAAGCTTTGGTTTATAGGAAACCTAGCTAGAACGGCGTGGTTGGATCGTGGTATTTCTTCGTTGCCTCTTGCGACAGGAACTAACAACTTTTTGTATGACCAAGAGGTAGGCGCACAAGATGACGGAGCGGCTATGACCTCGTTTATTGAGTCTGGAGATATGTCGATTATAGAAGGTAATCAGTTCTCCTTTATCAGCAGAGTAATACCGGATATTAACTTTAGAGAAACTGTTGATACGTCCTCTATGGATTTTATTATGGAGACTAAGAACTTCCCGGGCCAAACAGACCAGAACTCTTCAACAAACACTGTGTCCAAATCATCTAGCACGCCTGTGGATCAGTATACGAACCAGTACTTTACACGGTTACGGGGCCGTAGCTTTACACTCAAGCTACAGTCTACCGATGCAAACGTCCTCTGGAGGCTAGGTGTGCCTCGCGTAGATATTAGACCTGACGGGAGACGATAATGGCTACGAGCACCCCTGTACCATTCTTTCCGATACCGCCCCAAGAATACAAGCAAGAGTATTTAAACGAGGTGGTTCGATCTTTCTCTGTGTTTTTGAATCAGTTCAACAACACTCAACAAGTGGCAGACGATGACACGACTGCCCTAAGCTGGTTTATGGGCTGATGGCTAACGCATATGTGAACGCAAAAGTTGACCTAACAACAACAGACGTGACCACACTTTATACGTGTGGCCCGTTTGCTACGGCAATTATAAAATCTATTCTTGTATCAGAGGACAGCAACAACGCGGACACTCTGACGTTAACGTTGACCAACGGAACAAGCGTTTTTAGTTTGTATAAGGACAAGGCGGTTGGAGCTAAGGGCACGGTTGAGTTATTGACGGCTCCTCTGGTGGTTCAAGCGGATGAAGTTTTAAAGGTTACGGCTGCAACAGCAAACAGGTTGCATGTTGTAGCTAGTATTTTGGAGATTTCCTGATAATGTGCAGGCAATTCATAG